CCCATGTTACCCCCTGGGTTACCCCCCATGTTGCCCCCCATGTTGCCCCCCATGTTGCCCCCCATGTTGCCCCCGATTTCAGGGGCAAAAACATCATCAGGCATATCCGGCGGGAACGCCTGCGCCTCATCCGGCGGGTGCGGCTGGGGCGCTTCGTCATATGCGTCCGGCCTCAGGGCCAGGTAGCGCATCCGGTAGGCCGGCGCCCGGCTGTTGCGCAGCCCCTTGCGGTAGTCCACCAGTCCCCGCTGCGCTAGGCGGTTCCTGGCCTCGATCAGCGCATTCTCTCCGTATGGCACGAAGGATAACAAGGTCCTATTCGCAACCTCGATGAACCCGTCCGGCCAGCGGTTGCCTTGCGCCCGCGCATTGAACACAGTCAATAGCGCGTAGTACAACAGCCTTTCCTGGCCCGTGATGTTCTCATCTGAAGCCCGGCGAATGAACGCCTCGCATTCCCGAATGTAGCTGACAATGGCCATGTTTGCTCTCCTCAATCATGGTTTGTTGAAGGGGTTCAGGCGCTGATCTTCATCGCCCTGCTGCGGGGCACCTTGCCCAGCATGTGATCCTTGAGCACCTGGGCGTCCACCAGGCCCCGGGCGCGGGCGTCCTCCCAGGCGTGGCGCAGGGCATGGCGCAGGCTGGCCTCGTAGTTCATCGCCCGGCAGTTCTCCGCGTCCTCCCGGGCGCCTGTCCGCTTCACCCGCATCCGGCAGACGGCCAGGTAGGGCAGCGGCATGATGCTGTTGGGTATGTCCGGGTTCATGATCGCGTGCTGGTTGGGGTAGCGCAGCACCCGGTGGATCTCCACCTTCTGGAAGGGGCTTCCGTTCGCCCCGTCCTCCGCGATCAGCGCGTAGTATTCATCCCGGTGGTCCGGGTCATGGACGATCACAGGGTCTCCCCGTCTGTACATGTCGTTTCCTCCTTCTTCCCGCAGTAGTGTTGTTGATAGCCGGCGCCCTGCCGCGCGTCCCAGACGCAGGGCGATCCCCTCACCTGCCCGCCCTCCCGGGTGATCAGCTCCAGGCTGCCTTCTTCGTTCTTCAGGTAGGGGATGGGGCACAGCTCCACCGGCACCCAGCGCCCCTTCCCCGCCCTGACGCGCCCCATCGGGCGCCTGCACTTGCCGCAAAACAGCACGCGTCCACCTCCTTACACTGCCTCCCCGTACCAAGGAATAAAGCGGGCGGGGTGAGTTGCACACCCCAGCGCAGGGAAGGAAGGCAAACCCCGCGCTTCAGCCTCTTGCCCGCATGGTTTACCTTGCGGTTTTCTTGCCCCCGATGTGGCAGGCCGCCAGCTCGCTAAGCTCGGCGATCAGCCCGCCGAGGTCCTCCAGGCGCACCTCCGAAAAAGTGGCGCTCTTGTGGGCGCTGCGCATCTTCAGCCGCAGGTGGCTTTCCGTCAGCTGGTAGCTGGCCACCGCGCCCTCCAGGCTCACCCGCCGTTCCCGGACTTCCACCAGCGCCCGCTCCGCCGCCTGGACGGCGGGATCCCTGTCCCCCTCCTTTTGTTCGTCAGTGATCAGCTGGGATGCCATTGGGGTGACAGGTTCTGCCACCGCCTCCCCATCGCTTCCCCATCGCTTTTCCACGGTTCCCCCTTGCCGATTTGGGATCGGCACCCGCTCCGGCAGGTCCTGAAGCATCGGGTGCGGCTCCGGCGCGCTTTCCGTCCTGGGCGCGCAGCGCGCTGCCAGGCCCTGCTGCCGCTTGCTGTAGTAGCGCTTGGTGCCGTACCAGCTCTGGGCGTCCTTATAGCCCAGCTTCTGGGCGACCTTCACGCCGCTCATGCCCGCCGCCTCCAGGCGCATCCCTTCCTCATAGCGGCCTAAGCCTGTGCTGATGGCCATATATTGCCCTCCCCGCATAAATCCAGCGGCAGTGGCGCCGGCTCATCCGCACAGATGGCGGTCCACAGCAGCGCCTCAATCGCCTCCGGCGTCAGCCCCGTGGCCTCATAGCGCGCCAGCAGCTTAAGCCTCTCGTCCAGCTTCGCCAGGTCTTTCAGTTTCATGATTGCATCAGCTCTCCTTTTTGATTGCCGGGCGGTCGCGCTCCCGCCCGGCGGCACAGCCTTTTAAATTGTGTCAGGGAGGTGTTCACCTCTTCTTTCTTCCCGGCGCGGCGCGGCGCCGGTTATTTATGTCAAGGCCCTGGGGCCCTGATCGCTGGAATGCCGGTCTTTCCCGGCTGTCAACGTGATTCGTGGCGTGCGTCTCGCCCCCTGCTGGATAAGCAGCCGCAGGTCGCCCCCGTTTTCGCATTTCCCGACAATTCCGGTACTTTGGCCTCCCCGCTACGTTGGGAAGGATGGTAAACGGCTACCGCTGGCGTCACAGGGCGGAGTTGAACCGCCCGGCCTGCTGCACACCCCAATCCATGAGTTTTTCCTTTCTCATGATGTTGATTCAGGCCGCGCCCGCTGTGACACGCGCTCTATTGCTTCAGATACCTGTTGATGAAATACTGCTGACCCCGCCCCGTCACCTTGGGCGTCCGGGTCAGGCGCACGCTGCCGTCCGGGTTGTGGATGGCCCGCTCCTTGATCTCCAGCCAGCCGTTTTCCATGCTGTACTGGCTGGGCATGTTGCGGCTCTCGCCGTATTTGAGCAGGTAGCCGTCCCGCCTCAGCCACTCAAAAAGCCGGTTCTGGCCCACTTCCACGCCGTTCTGCTTCATCAGCTTCGCCAGCTCCCCGATCAGGATGCTCTGGTGGCTGGCCGCCACCGAGTCCGCGAACAGCACCTTGGGCGCGTCCTGGGCGGCCTGGGCTTCCAGCAGCCGCCTCTGGCTGCGCTCCAGCTGATAGGCCTGCAGCATCTGGATGGCCGCCGCCGGGTCCCCCAGCATCCGCTCCACCGCCGCCTCTGTGCCGTAAAAGCCCTGCTGCCGGATGGCGGGAAGCACCTCATGGGTGATCCAGCGCTTGAAGGCTTTCGCCTCCGGCTTTGAGGAGCACAGCGCCAGGTGGTAAAGCCCCGGCTCGCTCACGCCGTTCACCTCCAGCGTCTTCCCCGGGCTCTGGGGGTGGGTTACTTTTAGTAAGCCCCTTTCGTCCGGATCCAAGCGGTCCATGGCGCGGCTCACCTGCTCCAGCCCCAGCGCACGGCACACGTCCGCCGCCACAAACCAGGGCGCTCCGCCCTGCAGCACCGTGCGGATTTGGCCAAAGTCCTGGTGCCTGAATACGGTTATCTCGCTCATGGTCTGCCTCCTTTGCCTGAGCTGTGGTACAATCGCAGCGAGGTGAATCAGATGAATCTTCCGCTCTGGCTTGAAATCACTGTGGCCATTGTGGCCGTGCTGGGTTTTTTGATGTCCCTGATCCTGGCCATTAAGGAAGTTGTTGCGTCAAGAATCCGTTTTTCATTGACTGATGGGGAGTACTACCTGTATTCCATGCCTGATGGCGCCTGGCTCACCCTCCGCCTGACGGTCAGCAACCTGTCCTCGCGCTCTGTCAGCCTGTGCGCGTTTCAGTTGGAGGACGATGATGGCAACCTGCATTCCTGCTCTCTGAACCCCCAGCAAATCCTGGGCATAGGCACTACCGAGAAACACGCTGGCGCGCAGCTGCGCTCAGACGCCTTGCCCGTATATCTGGCTGGCCGCCAAGGCTGTAGGCTGTACCTATCCTTTTCTCTCCCGCCCACAGCGTTTCAGTCTTTAGGCCTGCCAGAACCGCTGCCTTTTCCTGAGGCCATAAGAGAGAACCTTCCACAAAATGGATTGCACGATAAGGCTGACTTTCACATTTGGGTGAGGACAGAGAAGGCTCAGGTGAAGCTAAGGATTTCCTGCGGCCGAAAATCCATGAAAAACCTTTATGAGTTCGTGCGCGCCATGAGGCTTTACGGTCACTGAGCTTGCTCTCCAGCGCTTTCACCCGTTCTTCCAGGCTAAGGATGCGCCGCTCAGCTTCCATTGCTTCATCAGCCAGCAAGAGATTACGGATGCTATAGGCTTCCTGCACAGTTGCCTGCCATTGCCTCCTGTATGATCTGCCGGCGCGTTTTAGCATGAGCTGCCTTCCTCCGCGTTCATCCGGTCCGCGATCGCCCGGGCGGCTTCCCGGTCTGCCATGAACTCCGTGGCATACTCCCGGTTTCCGCTGTGATCCACGGCGTTCACATCCAGCAGCCGGTACACCGCGTACATCTTGGTGTCGCCGATCAGGTTGCTGCTTACCTTCCATTTGCTTTCCATGGGCGGTCTCCTTTCAGCGTGTGTTACAATCCCTTGGAAGGGAGGTGAATACAGTGACAGAATCTTCCGGGTTTCCTCAGAATGAGGCGGAGGCCTTGGCCATGTTCTATGTGCAGAATGTGGTTTTCCAGAAACAGCCAGCCGCGACATGGACGCCTGAAGCCCTGATGAAGGCGTACCGAGAGGCTTACCTGCAGTTCAACGCAGCCAATAAGCAGCTCAAACAGTTTGGTCAGTAGCCTGCCAGATAACCGATGTTGATGATCTGCACGATCATCTCTGCATTCAGCCTGTATTGCTCTTGCACAGCAATATCGGCTGTTTTCATGTCAACCCGGCTGTTCTGCTCAATCAGGCCTTTGCACAGTCTGGTTATCATTTCCTTAGGGAGCACCAGAATTGTCATAATGCTCATCACGGTTTCCGCATTTTTCCTATACTGCCGCATCTGATCCCCTGTGGCGCGGTTCATATCAATCTGGTCATTGGCCATAATCAGGCCGTCTGCGTATTGGCTCAGTTCTTTCTTAAATATTGATGCGTTCCTCCATGCTCTTCTCCTATCCGTCAATCGTGTTCTGGTTCAAAAACTTGTACAGCTCCGCCCGGTGCACCCGCAGCAGGCGCTTCTTGGCGCCCGGCGGCGACAGGTCCACCTTGGGCAGGCGCTCAATCAGGCGCATCGCCGTGGCGCGGCTGCAGTTCAGCAGCTGCTGGATATCCTTCGCGGACACCATCATCGGCAGATCCGCTAACATGTTCCGGGGCAGTTGATAGTCCATCCTCACGCCTCCTTGTCCGCTCTGCCTTCCGCCTGCAGCCTGATCTCCTGGATCAGCTGTTCCAGCTCGCCCAGCGACTCCGCCATCTCAGCCAGCTCCGCCCGCTCCTGCTCGCACACCTTGCCGTCCTTGGCGATGGCCAGCAGCTTGCGGCTGGTCTCCTGCAATGTGCCGTCCTGGTCCATCACCGCCATGCGCACCGCCAGGCGCTCAATGCTGCCCGCGTCCGTGCACACCGGGCGGTCGGCGCCAATGGGGCAGCTTTCCGCGCAGTACAGCGCCTTCAGCTCCGGCGCCCGGTACAGGTCCGCCATCATCACCACGCTGTCCACCGGCACCACCTTGGTGATGCCCAGCTCGTAGTTGGCCAGGGTGCTCACACTCACACCCAGCAGCTCCGCCGCGCCCTCGCGGCTGTTCAGCTTGTCGTTGCGCTTGGCCGCCTCTTTCCTGCAGCGGAAGTAGATGTTTTCCTGTTCGTTCATTCAGTCGCTCTCCATTTCGTGAATGATGTTGCTGTGTTAAACTGGGCCCATAAAGGTTGGGGGTGTCCAATGATCAGTCATGAGGTTTTTGCTTTTCTCAAAGCTTTCAGGGATGCCGGTGCCTTATCTGAGGAAACCGCCATCGTGCCGCCCGCCGGGCTGAATGAATCCTGGTTGTCCGGGCTGCTGGAGGACGGCGTCCTGGCCGAATACCGCCATATGTTCCCGCCCGCCATTCCCGGCGATATGCCCAGCTTCGAGCGCCGCTATTTCCTCACCGCCTGGGGTGTTGACCGGATGGAGGACTACCTGATAGCCAAAAAGGAGGCGCGGGCGGTAAAGCGTGACAGGATATGGACCCGTGGGATCGCCATCGTTGCGCTTCTTATTGCCTTAGCATCCCTGCTATCAGAACTGCGGTTGATACCACTGCCGAAGTTAGGGCAATAACAAAGTCCCAGTGTCTGCCCTTCCACGCCTGCTGTTGTTCCTCGGATAGCCGTTCCCAATCCTTGGGTTTGAACAGCATCCGCCGTGGCGGCTCAAAAAAATCTCTGATCTTTTCTTTCACGCCGTCTCCTCCTTCTTCTCCTGATACAGCACCCGCCACATCGTTTCCACATCCATCCCCAGGGCCCGGGCGATGCGCTCCGCCACAGCGGGGGAGGGGCGGCGGGTGCCGGATTCATAACTGGCGATGGCGCGCTGGGTAACTCCAACGCGCTTCGCAAGCACGGTCTGTGTCATTCCTTTTTCCCGTCTGATACTCCCCAGTGATTTCATTCTTCCTCCCTGATATGAACAAAGTGAGTAGGTATGACGCAAAGATACCACACTTCTTTCATGTTGTAAACCCCTTTTATGAACATTTTGGTGGTTTTTATTATGAACCAACTGTGCTAAATTGTGAACAGGTGATAACATGATCGGGAAAAGCTTGAAAAAACTAAGGAAACAGCACAATGAGACTCAGACAAAAATGGCTGAGCGGATTGGTGTAACTCAGCGCACAATCGCCAATTGGGAATCCGGAAGCAGGAATCCCGATCTTGAAATGCTCACAAAAATTTCAAAGATTTACGATGTCACCACCGACTATATCCTGGGCTTGACGGACGATCCGCAGCGGGAACAGCCCGCTACCATCGCTGCCCGGCCCACTGCCGGCATGGCGCCCATCTCGGAAGAACGCCTGCAGGAGATCATTGATGAGGCCGTTGCCGCCATCCGCGCCGAAGCGGCCAAAAACGATAAAAAGCCCAGGGAATAGCCCCTGGGCTTAATTGGACCAAAGGAGCAGCACATGACAGACTTGGCCCGTTACAGTGAAAATACCTTTGAGCGCATCAAACACTTTACCGAAGAGGGCATTGAATTCTGGTATGCCCGGGAGCTGCAGCGGGTGCTGGAGTATACAGAGTGGCGCAACTTCGAGTCCGTCATCGACAAGGCTAAGGAAGCTTGTGTTAACAGCAGTAATCAGGTGGCCGATCATTTTGTTGACGCCAACAAAACGATACCGATGCCCAAAACGGCCAGTAAGCAAATCGAGGATTACATGCTCTCCCGCTACGCTTGCTATCTCATCGTGCAGAATGGAGATCCACGCAAAGAAATCATCGCTTTGGGCCAGACCTACTTTGCGGTCAAGACCCGCCAGCAGGAACTGATTAACAATTACGACAGCCTGCCTGAGGATCAAAAACGCTTGGCGATACGGCAAGAAATGATTGCGCATAACAAGTCCTTGGCTGAAGCGGCCCAGATGGCTGGGGTAGAGACACCGCAGGAGTACGCCGTATTCCAAAACAAAGGCTACCAGGGCTTATACGGAGGCCTGGGCGCCAAGGAGATCCACATCCGCAAAGGGTTAAAAAAGAGCCAGCAAATACTTGACCACATGGGCAGCACTGAGCTGGCCGCCAACCTCTTCCGCGCCACCCAGACAGATGAGAAGCTGCGCCGTGATCAGGTGCAGGGAAAGGAAGCCGCCAATCAGACGCATTTTGAAGTTGGCAGCAAGGTGCGCAAAACTATTAAGGAACTGGGCGGTACCATGCCGGAGAACCTGCCAACACCTTCAAAGAGCATTAAGCAGATTGAAAAGGAGCATCAGAAGAAGCTGCCTGATAGTGAAGTTGAATGACCTCAATTCGCCATGGTCGCCTGCCCTTGCTGGCGCTCGTTCATGCTTGCTGGCTCATTGGGCTTACGTGTCGCCTGTTTCCGCCACTGGCGGCGGCAACACTCCGCCCCATCGCCGCTCGGCCCACCGCCGGCATGGCGCCCATCTCGGAAGAACGCCTGCAGGAGATCATTGATGAGGCCGTTGCCGCCATCCGGGCTGAAGCGGCCAAAAACGATAAAAAGCCCAAGGAGTAATCCCTGGGCAATAAAATAGCTAAGGAGTCCGCCATGAAGAAATTGCTTTGTATCCTCCTGGTTATTCTTCTCTTGCCCGTGGGTGGCGCGCTCGCATCCTACGACCTGACCGGCTATTCAGACCAGCAGCTTGCGGATCTTGCGTCCGCCATCGCCGCAGAGCAGCTTGCCCGCTCCAGGACTTCCGGGCAATACCTGCTTCAGGGCACCTATGACAAGGCGACCATCGGCTTGAAGGATATCAAGGTTCAGCAAAGCGGCAATGACCGGCTGCTGATCCTGGTCTTCGATTTCTCACACAGCAGCGATGATGCAGAGATGTTTTCTTTTTCAGCCAGCATCAAGGTCTTCCAGGACGGCATTGAGCTGGATAACGCCTATTTCTATGACCATCCTTCTTCCGGAAACGGCTTAAAACAGATTAAGAAAGGCGCCGTCCTGGAGGTAACGGAAGGATACAAGCTGACCTCTGGCTCCCCGGTCGAGATTGAGATGAATGAGATATTCAATTTCGGGGGACGCAAGCCTGACGCCATCACGCTGAACCTGCCGTAATAAGCGCTTCCCGCATCACCGGCTTTGTGAAGGCCTATAAGCGGCCAAAACGATAAAAAGCCCGGGGAGTAACCCCCGAGCTTGATTGGACCAAAAAACATCTGTTGGAAGTATTGACTGAGATTAGGATATAATGGTATCATATGATACCAAGTGATACGGAGGACTTGCTTGGTGCGTGATGTAACGGCAGCAGCCGCATTCCTGGGGGAAGTTTTGACGCTGCTTGATCAAGGCTGGACCTGCTTGGTTGACTTGAATAAGCGGAAAAACAGGGATTATTGTGATGAAATTGGCATGCCGTATCAGATGGCAAATGCTGCGGCGAAAGAAAGCGTGCGGTCGCTCTCTGTAGATACGGTTGATGATACGCTTATTTGCGGGCCTAATCCTGATTTGAAGAGGAAGAGTCTGGACCACTTTTACGAGTTTTCCGCTCTGCACGATGAAAGAAGGGTCTTCCTGCGTTTCAAAATTGATAGGGATAGAGGCAGACTTTACTTCAATAGTTTTCATGGCGATACACCTCATCTTTTCTTATCAAGTGGCAGGTATCGCTAAGACATAAATAGGAGGGAAGAAAATGAAGTATTGCTACGAATGCGACAATGAGAAGGACTTTCACTTCAACGAGTCCATGCGCGCATTCAATGTGAAGGGAGAGAAGTACGACATCAAGGCGCAGGTCGCTGTGTGCGATCACTGCGGAGAGGAAGTATATGATCCTGACTTGGATCCAATATATCAGGAGCAGGCGTTTGATTTGTATCGTAAAGCCCATCGACTGCTGAGCCCTGGGGAAATAACGGCTATCCGGGAGAAATATGGTCTGGCGATTGATCGCTTTTCTGAGCTGATTGGCATGGGAAAGAAGACTCTCTGGCGATATGAGAACGGCTACATACCTGACAAAGTTTACAGCAACCTGATCAGATTCCTCGAAAATCCCGACAACTTTCGCAATATCTTTGAGGCTGAAAAAGCGATGCTTCGGGTCGATGAAGTTGAAAAGGTGAAGAGTGCTCTCACGCATATGAATAAGTTGGAGCGGGAGGACTGTGTGATGGTTTCTGCCAGTTTGGAATGGCTGCCAGATAACATCATTGACTTCCCGCAGAAGGATGTGGTTTCCACATGGAACCGCGGAACGAGGATGGAGTATGACGACGAAAAGCAACGCGCATAGCAGCATGCAGTTTGAAGGATATGATGTTTTGAATATGTCCTTCAATATGAAGGATTCGGCAGACGAGGAAGATGGCAAGAGTATAAAGTATAGCCCGAGATTCAGCCGAGAAGTCAGGAAGATAGATGGTTCAAGGTATGACCTGTTTTTGTCAGCGGGTGTAGGAGAAAAGGATGATTCCTTGCCTTTTTCCCTGAGCATTGAATTGTTGGGACACTTCGTGTTGAAGGATGTTGAGGATATAGAAAAGGCAATGACCATCAACGGTATGGCAATCCTGTTTCCCTATTTAAGAGCGATACTGAGCCAAATGACTTTGCTTGCTAACATCTCACCTCTTATACTTCCTACATATAACATAGCCCGTATGTTTCAGGATGCGGACAATCAGCCAGATGATGGGGATACAGAACAGACAGAGGCAAACTAACCCAAACGTTCAGACAGGTAGGGATTATCTCCTGCCTGTTTTTATTCGAGGGTCACATGACACAATACGAGTGCCTGGAGCAGCTGGCCGATCAGTATAATATCCTTATCAACACCCAGGTCATGCGTGAGGATGATCCCCTTGATGGCCTGTTTGTGTCCCTGAAAGACGGCGGATCCATGATTCTGATCAACCGCCACCGCACGCTGGCCCAGCGCACCGCCGCCCTGGCGGAGGAGCTGGGGCATTATTTCCGCAGCGTGGGCGACCTGCGGGACCTGTCCGACATCGCGGCCGCCAAGTCCGAGCTGTCGGGCCAGGCATGGAGCTATGACTGGCTGCTGCCGCCGCCCGTTTTAGAGGCCGCCATCAAAAACGGCGAGGGCGCGTCCTGGGCCGTGGCGGAGGAGGTGAATCTGCCGGAGGATTTTGTGCAGGAGGCGTCTCGCTACCACCTGCGCCGCTGCCGCCCGAAAGAAAAAAGCTCGCCCCAGGCGGTGCAGGAGATCGTGCGCCGCCGGGAGGCCAGGCTGGCCTGGCAGACCGCCAGGGAATCAGCCAGTAAGCAACCGGCTCAGCCAGCAGCGCCGCGCAAGCGGCAGAACAGCGCGCCCAAAGAGGCCGCGAAGGAAAAGCCGGGCATCAGCCTCGGCTTTGGGGAGGACTACCGCGCCCGGGCCCATGAGCTGTTTGGCCTGGCGCCTGATGACCGGCGCTGGGACGCCATTATCATGGCCATGCTGATCACCGGCTGCCGCGACCGCGCCCAGAAGAAGCTTGTCAACACGTACAGCTTCTATTTCCCGCCCGTGGTGGTGCGGGGCGGACGCATCTATCACACCAGGCTGAAATACACTCCCTGCCCGGCCACCCAGCGCCGTCGCCTGGAAAGGTTTGGGTATTACGGGCAAGCGGTCAACAGGACGTCATGACCGCCGTGATCTACCTCCGCTATTCCTCCCGTGCCCAGCAAACAACAGAAACCAGTGTAAACGTGTTGAGGTGAGATGTGGTAATGATTACTACCGGAGGCCTATATAGAATATACATTGATGAGGTGGGGAATGGCACAGTAAATACTAAAACACTGGAAAACAACTCCAGATTCTTGACGCTCACCGGTGTAGTGATGGAATCAGAATATGTAAAAACACAAGTGGTCCCAGCCCTTGAATCCTTAAAGCGTGACCACTTCGCAAAGCATCATCCAGATGAACCCATCATCTTGCATGCTTCAGAATTAAAAGGTAAAGGCAAGGAGTTTGCGTGTCTAAAGGATCCGGCCGCGCGCTTCGCATTCGATCAGGCGTTATTTTCCTTTATTGATGAGCTTCAAGTAAGCATTATTAGCGTGACAGTTGATAAGCCTTCATTTGTACAGAGTCAAGTACGTGTTGGGAGGAGCCCTTATACAACCTGTTTGTTAAACCTTCTGGAAAGATACTATCTGTTTCTTCAGGATAACTCCGCGAGAGGGGATGTAATGATCGAAGGTGGCGATAAGTCCAGAGATCGTTCTGTGCGGGACATGTATGGAGAGATTTATTTGAATGCAGCTGGTTTGATTCATCGTTTCTCTGACAGGTTCACATCAAAAGAAATTAAAATCAAACCAAAGGTTCAGAATATTGCTGGCTTGCAGATTGCTGATATCGTTGGCCTCCCGATAAGAAAACATGCGCTAAGACAACACGGGATAGAAGTAAACATAAGCACATTTGAGAGTAGATTTTATAATGTTATCGAGCCGAAAATTAGAAGGGCGAAAAACGGCAAAGTAGAGGGATTCGGAACAAAATGGTTAGCATAAAAAAGAGCCTTTCGGCTCTTCCGATGGTATTCCCATCTCCCTCCAACTTGTGGATTGACAATATAGTATATGACGCAAATAAAGTTTGTCAACCCGGTCTTGTATTTTTTATGAACATCGAGGGGCCGATATGAATGCCGTGACGGCTCAATGAAAGGGGAATTTTGTGGCGCTAAAAAAACGTCCAGATGGCCGCATCCACGTGCAGAAACGCTATGAAGACGCAAAAGGCGTCAAGCGCAGCAAGTCTTTCTATGGTTGGTCCAGGGCTGAGGTGGAGGAAAAAATCTCGACATTTTCCCGCGCCCTTGAAGATGGCCAGCGGATCGGCGCGGGGGACTGCACCGTTCGGGAGTGGGCCGAAGAATGGCTGAAGACCTACAAAGAGCCGCATATCGGCATCAAATCAATGGAGAGCTACACCGCTAATATCAGGCTTATCAATGACGCCATTGGCAGCATGAAGCTAAAGCGCGTACAGCAAGCGGATCTCCAGCGCATTCTCAACGCCCGCGCCGGCCTGTCCGGCTCCTCAATTCGCAAGACAGCGATGACGATTCGCGCGCTTTTCAAGGCTGCGGCGGTCAATCGGGTGATTCCTTTCAGTCCGGCGGAGGGCCTGATTTTGCCGCGTTTTGAGGATGGCAGCCACCGCGCGCTGACACAGCTGGAGATCGATGCCCTCACAGGGGCCGCCCAGGCGCTGGATATCCAGACGCGCAAACCCCACCGCTTCGCCCTGTCGGCGATGCTGATGCTGTTCGCCGGCTTGCGCGGGGGAGAAGCCGCGGCTTTTCGCGTTGGTCGGGATGCTGACTTGGCAGCCGGCTCCCTAAAGGTCAATCAATCAGTTTCCTTTGCGAAAAATCAGGCAGTATTGAAAGAGCCAAAAACCGCGGCAGGAAAACGTACTATACCCATTTTCCCGCCATTGCGGCCCTTTTTGGAGACTGCTGAGCCGGGCTATGCCGCCAGGCCTTCTGACGGCGTCCAGGCGCGCAACAAAAAAGAAAAGGCCGCCAAGCCCATCAGCCGGCAAGCCTGGCGCATCGCCTATAAGGAATTTATGGACATGGCCGGCGTCAGCTGCACCCCCCACGATCTGCGGCACACCTGGTTTACCATGTTGTATGATGCCGGCGTCGATGTCAAAACCGCGCAGCGCTGGGGCGGACACGCCTCCGTTACCGTCACGATGGAGATATATACCCACCTCTCGCAGGAGCGCGAAACAGCCTCAGAAAAGCTTATCCAAGAGTACTTTTCAAAGGACGAAAAAGGTAAAAATGCAGGTAATAAAGAAAATGAAAATTCAAATACTCGTTGATATATATGATAAATCCAACACAATTCCTTACTGCCTCTTAATCAGGGTGTCCCGGGTTCGAGTCCCTGAAGGCGCACCATCCGAAACTCCTTGAATTCGAGTGATTTCAAGGGGTTTTTTGTTATAAATAACATTTCGCTTGAATGTTCTTAATGCT